ACCTAATGATATGGACATTGAAGTTACACAGATTGACAATCAAACATTTGATGCGTTACTTGAAAAGACTGCCAGTTTTAGTCCAGACAATGCGCCAGGCAAACAACTGAAACTAGTCATCAAAGAGAAAAAAACAAATACTGTATTGGGTTTTATCAAACTAGGTTCACCTTTGATTAACTCTAAACCAAGAAATAATTATCTTGGCGATATGCCAGACTTGAAAATCTTTAACAAAAGAGCGATAATGGGTTTCATTATTGTACCAGTACAACCATTTGGGTTTAACTATCTTGGCGGTAAACTATTGGCGTTGATTTGTTGTTCACATAAAGTGCGAGAGATGTTAGTTGAAAAGTATGATACAGAATTTTGTTTATTTGAAACGACAAGTCTTTATGGAAACATTAAAGGTATGTCTATGTATGATGGACTAAAACCATTTTTGAGATACAGGGGTGATACAGAATCTAAGTTTGTACCAACACTTGGTGAAGAGGCATATTTCACTTGTAAGAAACTTGTTGAAGATGATGTGAAAGAGGACTTAATACCTAAGTATGCCGCAGATGGTAATGTAACTGCAAGTCGTAAGATGAAGATTACTACAAAAATGATTTCATTAATAAGAATGAAGTTAAGAGAAACAGACATAGAACTGCATGATAAGTTTGTCGCTGCTATGAAAAAAGCAGAAGGCGTTACTACACAGAAAAGATTTTATATGTCAGACTATGGTTATGAAAATGTCAAAGATGTTCTATTAGGCAAAACAGACACACTAATCAAAGGTCCGAACTACCATAAACACGATTTAGAAAACATCATTAGTTGGTGGAAGAGAAAGGCGACAAGTCGATATGATAAATTGAAGTCAGAAGATAGAATAAGAAAAGAACTAGAAGTATGGAATGCTGACACTATGAATAAGATAGATATAATAAGATAAACGCTTGACAAAATCAATCAAACAGAGTATAATACTATTATGTTAACCGTACACACAAGACTAAAATCAGAACCAGATGCAGACTGGGAGTTCTATGAACTTTCACTAGATAAATTTGCAGGCGGATTTCAAAGAGAATCAGATTGGGCAGTAAAATACAAAAGAAGAAACACAAACCCTCAACATAAACACGAATATAAAGTGGAGCTAAAAACATGAGTGATTTTTTAAAAGATATAATTAGAGAAACAGGTAACGAATATGCAAGTTTAGTATCAGATGGTTCGACAGGCGATGTCAACGATTTCATTGATACAGGTTCGTATATTTTCAATGCATTACTAGGCGGTAGTATTTACAGAGGACTGCCATCAAATAAGATAACTGCTATTGCAGGTGAAAGTGCAACAGGTAAAACATTCTTTGTACTAGGCATGGTTAAGAGTTTCTTAGATAAGAATCCAGACGCTGGTGTTATCTTCTTTGAAAGTGAATCTGCAATTACAAAAGAATTGATTGAAGAAAGAGATATTGATAGTAGTCGTATGGTTGTAATGCCTGTAACTACTGTTCAAGAATTCAGACATCAGGCAATTACTGTATTAGACAAATACATTGAACAAAAAGAATCAGAAAGAAAACCAATACTACTTGTGTTAGATTCTCTAGGTATGTTATCAACTACTAAAGAGATGGAAGATACACAAGCTGGTAAAGAAACAAAAGATATGACAAGGGCACAAATTGTAAAAGCCGCCTTTCGAGTACTCACCTTGAAGTTAGGGAAAGCATCAGTTCCCCTTATTATAACAAACCATACTTATGATGTGGTGGGCAGTATGTTCCCACAGAAAGAGATGGGTGGTGGGTCAGGATTGAAATATGCCGCTAGTAGCATTGTCTATCTTTCTAAACGCAAAGAAAAGAATGGCACCGAAGTAATCGGTAACATCATTCATTGCAAGAACCACAAGTCAAGATTGACCAAAGAAAACAAAATGGTTGATGTTCGATTGACTTATGATAAAGGTTTAGATAGGCACTATGGTTTATTAGAACTGGCATTGAAATATGGGATATTCAAATCAGTTTCTACAAGAGTTGAGTTGCCAGATGGCACTAAGACTTTTGGTAAGACTATAAATAATAATCCTGAGAAGTTTTATACACCAGAAATACTAGAACAACTAGACGCCGTTTGTGCAAAAGAATTTAAGTACGGAGACCACATTGAAGAAGTCCAAGAATCAACAGACCCCGAAGAAACCACCAACACATAAGACTACAAATCCAGTACATCAAGAAGATTATGTTTTCTTAGAGAAACCTGGTGAGGACTTCACAGCACTAAAACTGATTAGTGGTCCGTTTGCAAGTATAGTTTTTAAATATGGCAATGTAGGTTTTGCACCAGAATCCGAAGCAGTCGGCGGTGCTTTACCTATGAGATTTGATTATACAGTCATAGAAAATAATATTCAAGCAGACACCGACAGTCAAGAATTTATCAATCATATTGGTGATGTCTTAGTTGTTTTGTTAGAGGAACAAATGAAAGAAAAGAATGAATCTGCTTGACTTTAAATGATAACTAATGTATAATATAACATTAACATAAGAGAATATACTTGATGGAAAGAATTGAAACGACTGCGATTAGAAATCTAATCCATAACGAAGAATATTGTCGAAAGGTTTTGCCTTTTATCAAAGAAGAATACTTCACAGATAGATTAGAGAAGCTTATATTCACACAAATATATGAGTTTGTAAATAAGTATAACAATCTTCCAACAAAAGAATCTTTGTCGATTGAGATGAACTCAAACAAAGGCGTGAGCGAAGATGAATTCAAAAGAATGAATGAAATCATTTCATCTTTAAATCCAGAACCGATTAACTTAGATTGGCTTGTTGAAACAACAGAAGTCTGGTGTAAAGACCGTGCTATTCATAATGCAATTCTAGGCGGTATTCAAATACTTGATGGCAAAGATAAAGACCATACTCCAGAATATCTTCCTGAAATGTTGTCAGAGGCATTATCAGTTTCATTTGACCAGAAAGTCGGGCATGATTATCTACTTGAGTCAAAAGAACGATATGATTATTACAATAGAAAAGAAGAACGACTCGAACTCGATTTAGATTTCTTCAACAAGATTACAAGAGGTGGTATTCCATCTAAGACATTGAACATCTGCCTTGCAGGTACTGGTGTTGGTAAGACCATGTTTATGACTCACCTTGCTGCTTCAACATTAGTACAAGGTAAGAATGTATTGTACATCACTATGGAAATGGCAGAAGAAAGAATCGCCGAAAGAGTTGATGCAAATCTATTGAATGTCGGCATGAGTGATTTAGAAGAATTACCTTATAAGATGTATGAATCGAAGATAAATAAGTTACAGAATAAAACAACTGGTCAATTAATTATTAAAGAATATCCGACTGCAACTGCACACATAGGTCATTTCAAAAATCTATTGAGTGAACTTGCATTGAAGAAGTCATTCAAACCAGATATAGTTTTTATTGATTATTTAAATATATGTGCCTCGTCAAGATTCAAGGCAGGTTCAAATGTTAATTCATACACATATATAAAGGCGATTGCTGAAGAACTTAGAGGCATGGCAGTCGAACATGATATTCCAATATTCTCTGCTACACAAACAACTCGAAGTGGTTTTGTAAGTAGTGATGTCGGCCTTGAAGATACTTCAGAATCATTTGGGTTGCCAGCAACGGCAGACTTTATGTTTGCATTAATTTCATCTGAAGAACTTGAAGAAAAGAATCAGATAATGGTTAAACAATTGAAAAACAGATACAACGACCCAACGATAAATCGAAAGTTTATCATTGGCGTTGACAGAAACAAGATGCGTTTGTATGATGTAGAACAACATGCACAGACAGACCTTGTAGGTAGTGGTCAACCTGACACGACAATGGCGAGTAAATTCACAAAGAAACTTGGTGAGTACTCAGACTTTAAAATATAACAAAGGAGAAACAAATGGCAGTAACAATTAATGGTATAGATTATGAACAAGAAGATTTAGCGCCTGGCGTTGCAAATTCAATTGCACAAGTTCAAAATGCAAACGCTATGATAGCAAGAATTCAAGCTGATTTATTAAATCAACAAATCATTGCACAACATCACAGTAAGTTTATTTCAGATAATCTACCTGCTCAAGTTGAAGATAGTGAAGAAGCAACTGATTCAGATGAAGATACTACTGAAGAAGTAGAAGCATCTACTGAAGATGAGTAAAAATAGTCAAGGCGAAAGATTCAATGAAATCTTAGATGTAATTAAGAAATTACATGATGACAAGCGCCATGATTATGGTAATGACGATATATTCGCCAACTTCAGATTGTCTGAACTGGCGGGTATATCACCCTGGAAAGGTTCTGTTATTCGTATGGGTGATAAGTATGCTCGTATAAGTAACTTTATAAAGAAAGGTGATTTTAAGTTCAAAGAAGAAAGTATCAAAGACACCTTAATGGACATGGCGATATATAGTTTGATTACGATTATATTGTATGAAGAAGAAATGTTCAACGACCATCTAAAACAATTTGAAGAAGGCATGAAAGAAAATGAGTGATGAAGAAGTATTACTTGTAGGACAAGATTGGACTGCAATGCATAGCCACCGTGATGGTGAATTTACATCAGAAGAACTCAAGAACTTTCATGAGTTTGCTGTGAAAGGTCCGAGTAGCGCATACAAAGACCTTACAGATTTAGGTCCCGAAATAAAAGATTTCTGGATTAAAGATATTTGGGATAGAGTTAATCCTGGAGTTAAACTATTATCACACAGCATCAAGACTAATCAGAAATGTTCTATCAAAGTTAATGCTTCGTCTAGTAATGAATACACAACTATTGTTTATTTAAATCCTGATATGAAACCAGAAGATGGTGGTTCATTAGAACTATGGACGCCAAACCTAACTGACGAAATGAAAGAGATGGC